GATTTGTGCCCGCTTCGCAAAGTAACGGCTTCGGCTGCGGTTGTGCCAGTTCCGGCCTGCCTCCGCATATCGGACTGATCAGCATAGGAAGCCCTTGTAACTTCATCCACTCAATCGCCTGCTTCGAGTTCTTTACGTTGTCGCCCGTCTTTTCTACGTTGGATGAAACGTTATAACCGGCGTTTGCCAGGGTGATGATCTCGCGCCTCCATTGGTCAAAATACCAGTCGTACTTCTGCGCGCTTTCAGGGTGATAGCTCAAATTGATGTTGATGATTTGTCCAAGTTTCTGCGCTGCCAGTTCCATGATCTTGTTGACCATTATCCCGTTGGTGGATAAGCTCCACTTGATATTCGGGAAGGCGCGTATCAGGTCGATTGCCCAGGGGACTGATAGCGGTTCACCACCGCCCATCGTGAGAATATCCGGCTTGTCCCGTTCTATCGCCCGCGCCCAGTCAATCGCCGGTCTGGTTTCAGCCTTCGTCAATTCAGGGTTCGTGTTGATACTGCGTCTCACCCAGCAGTAGGAGCAGGTCAATTGGCATCGCCATGTGATATTAAGCAGGTAGTGTTTCAAAACGTCACCAGTTCCATACCTGAATTTACAGAAATCATCTTTTCCATTTCTGCCAGCACTGGTTTCCAGTATTTCTCAGTCACTTTGTCCGCGTCATACTGCAGCGCGCCTTTGCGCGCGCGTTTCCTGTAATCCTGGTTTCCCTTGACTTCATACGCTTTGAGTAACCTATCGACTACAGCCGATGTGTTCACCTGCCACTGCCAGGCTTCAAATACGGGGTGCCAGGCTGCACGCGCTTCCTCTTTCGGTATCAGCCAGCCGGAGAAACAGAGTTCCCCCATCGCTGTCCAGTCGCCCGTTATCACAGGGCATCCGCACGCTTGCGCTTCTATCAGCGGTATTCCAAAGCCTTCACCCATCGAGCAAAGCATGAGTACATCCAGCGCGTTGTATACGTCCACCATGTAAGCGTCTGGTAAGCCGATGAGCTGCGTGTATTGGTCGGCAAATAACACGTCCGTATCTTCGCAAACAGGCCCGTTCTTCTGGTAATCAGTCTTTAGACCCATCGCCTTGCAGTAGCTAACCAGGTTTGCCAGTTCTCCGCCCCTTGCCCCGTCGTCGGTGTGCAGGTAGAGCATGGTGTCAGGTTGCAATTTATGAAACGCGGCAAAGGCGGTGATCTGTTCAAAGAAGCTCTTGCGTGGGGGCAATCCTTTGTTAGCTGCGACCATTCCCACGATAAACTTGTCTTTAGGCCATTGCAGTCTTTCACGCGCCTTGTCTACTGGTTTGAATACGTTGGTGTCCACGCCATGAGGAACGTAAAACGTTTCCAGCCCTGCCTGCTCCGCCATGCGCTTGCCAAACTTTGACATTACAATTCCCTTGCGAGCGCGGCGTACTTTTTTTAGCACGTCTGCGGGCATCGGTTCGCAGTCTACCGGATACCAGGGAAACCAGCCTATTGTTGAGGGGATGTTTTCGGGCATGATGACCCAGGCATCCATGAGTGTGATGATCGCGTTTGCCCCGTCCATCTGCGCGCTTGCGCCGATGATGTCCTGCCCATAAGGGTGTTTCCCTACCGGATAGATCCTCACGCCTCCAGAGTCGATCATCGCGCCTTGCAGTCCATAGAAGGCGGTGATGGATACCTCGTATCCCAGTTTCTTGATACGCGGGATAAATAGCTTTGTCTGGTTGCCATAGCCTGTAGGAGACCAGGGCGCATTTGAGTGCCAGTTCAAATGTAACTTTTTAGTTGTTAAGGTGCTGCCTGCTGGTTGGTCTGTCAATGATTGTCCCTTTCTCATAAGCTCCCGGAGCCGGGCGGCAGGGATGGGAGCTGTCCTTTTCGGGAATGACCCTATCCGCCCGGTTTATTACTTTATGAGGATGTACCTACGAGGTTGCACCCGAAGGTCGGGCGATAAACGCCGTACGCAAATTCCATCGTTGAGATGAGTTCCCAACCACCGCCGCCGCGTGAAGCGTCGCGCTGGAGTTCGATCTTGAACGGCTGGCGCACGTCAAGCGCGATTGCATCGCGGCTGAACATGCCACCCACCGCAGCGGTTCCGCTGGTGATATTGGCGTCAACGAAGAAGTCAATCCCACCAAAAGAGCCACCGTAGAAGGAGCCAACCACGCTGTCCTTGATCTTTTCGCTCTGCATGAGAGTCGGGACGCTGGAAGCAACGGAGGTCAGGTAGTACCACTGCACAGGGTGAAGCACGCACACGTACGGAGCCGGTCCATAGTTGGTCTTGATGTACGCCGAGGCGCGCATGATGTTTGCCCAGGTGAGGGTTCCGCCCGCAGTTCCTACGGTTCCACCGGAGAGGCTGGAGAACAAGCCGGTAAGCTTGCTATCCACATTTACCGCCATGAGGCGGCCCAGGTCAGCACCCGCATCAGCACGCGCCCCAAAGGGGTCAGAATTAATACGCCGATCAGTCAGGAAGTAGTTGCTTCCGTAAACCGCAGGGGTCAACGTACCCGCAGCAGCAGGCGTGAAGGCTTGCATTGCCAGGTCGGTGGCTTCAGTGATGGTTGCGATAGTTCCGCCGGTGTATTGCGCCCAGATGCGGGTAGTGGATGAGTTGGAGTCATTGAAACTCCGAACCAGCGGAGCCATTACGCTCTGCTCGCTGGCGGTCAATAAAGCAGTGTCGATAATGGAATTTACCAATGCCGACATGCTGGTATAAGTTGACTCATTAGCCATGATTATTTATCCTTATCGTTGATAACCAACCCTCCGCCTTGCGCACGTGTAAACGTTGGGTCGAAGATGTTGACGCTTTTAGGCATCAACCTTTCCCGCATCTCTGCAAGTGTTTCGCTCCGTTCCGCGTTGCCAGGGTTCGTCGGGTCAGTTTTGATGGTTGGTTGTTTCGGAAGCGCGGCCGCCAGTTTAGCGGCGTCAGCTTCCATGTCCTCGGCGGTTTCGCCTCGGATACGGTCGGCAAACTCAGCTGGTAGTTTCGCCTTTTCGGCAGCAGCCCTCTGCATCTCGCGGAGCGTTGCGGCTTTTAATTGGCTTTCCAGTTCAAGGCGCGCTTTCTTTTCCTTTTCCAGTTCAGAAAGTTCCGCGTCCTTGCGTTTTGCCTCGGCGGCTTTGAGCTCCGCCAGTTCTTTAGCCGCTGCTTTCGCGGCCTTCAATTCCTCTCGCTGCTTCTCAATGAGAGCCTGCGCACGCGCGGCGTCAAACGGTTTCCCGTCCGCGCCTACCTCTACCTCCACCACGTCCACCTGGGTCGCGGTTTCGCTTGCTGTTGGTTCTACTGCCTGAGTAGAATCTGCCATTGTCTTATTCTCCTAATAGAGTTTTTAGTGTGGCTTCACTTCTCATGTCGCCAAACACCGGATCACTGTAAATAGTGGATAATTGCGATAATTCAAATTTTCCATCCTGCCAGGCGTTCCACTTGCCAACGCCCATCATTCTCTTTTGTGTCGCCTCGTCCTGCGCCGTGAACCAGTCCTCGCCGGTCTGACTCACTGGATTTTCTACCCCGTTCACCCAGGGCAGCATCGCGCACCTGCCATTGTGGTGATCGTCGCAGACCGTCCCGACCGGGAATACTTGCCCGTGTAACTCGACACAGCTCATGCAAACGCGGTCATCCAGTTCCGCACACCACACCACACCCTGCAATACGTCACTATTGGCAACCTGTACCGCGTTGTTGGCCTGCCGATAGGAGTAAAGCTGGGCAGTACGACACATGCGCATTGAATCGGTCAGCCCCATCCCATAAGCGTCCGTGATCCACTTCGCTATGTCGCGCGGGTTCTTGCCATTTCCGACCATCTCCAGTATTCCGTCCGCTATGGCTACGCTGTGATAGCCTGATAAGTATTGAATCTTTGCGAACAGCGGCCCGCGTGGGTCAAGATAATCTCTCAGGAACGCCAGCGCGTCCGGTGGTGCCATACTGACTGCGTTCTTTGGTACGGCTTTCACGTCAACCCCCAACGCTTCAGCCAGCCCAATTAGAATCAGGAGGCGTCCGCCTGCCAGCCCGGACTTTGCTGCGTCTGTGGCTGCTTTGGTTGTCTCCACTTTGAGATAGCCGGAATAATCCGTGAGCTCGCGTTCGATTGAGTTGATAAGGTTCTGGTAGACCGCTGATTTCTTTATCGCCGCACTTGTCAGTTTGCCCGCTGCCTGCTGCGCTTCTATGTACTCCGTGAGCGCGTCAATCTCTGGCAGTATCCGCTCGTATGTCGCCCCATATGCGTCGATCAGGCGTTTCATCACCTGCGCGTCAATCGCATCAAGCTGCCTCTTCAGGCGTATCCATTCAGCCAGCAGAGTTATAGCGTCTCTCCCTGATTCTTATTCGCCAGGAAGTCACGTAAGAGGTTGCCCCCCAGCGCGTTCTTGTCTGAGGCTTCCTGCGCCAGCAATTCTTTTTCGGCTTCGTAGTCAATGTCGTACTTCTTGGCGATGGTCTGTTTACTTACCAGCCCGTTTGCCAGCAGGAACGTGTCCTCTGCTATCTGCTCCGCCGGGTTGGTTGGGAGCGCGTCACCCCATTCGATAATGCCAGGGTCGGACTCTTCGCCTTCCATTCCAGCCAGTACCAGCATCCGCCGGTTGAGTTCACATATCGCGTCACCATAAAGCTCCCGCTTTGTGTCGTTCTTTTCTATGGCGTCCGAAAATACTACGCGCATCACGAAGTTTGTCAGCCCGCTGCCAAGTTGCTGAATCACAGCCGGAGGGACTTCACGCATAAGCTGGAAGATTCCGCTTTGCAGGTCGCTTGCGAATGCACGCGCGCCGTCAATATCCGCGTTGGCTTGCAGGTTATAGGCTTTCGCTTCCGGGTCAGAGAACCACGTGAGCGAACCCGGCCCCGTTGCCATTTCAGGCGCTGTCGCCACACCGGTCACAATGGTCGGAGGCGCGGCGTTCATGCGGATCGTCTTGTTGATGTTGCTATCGGCAAAGTTGAGCTTGTCCTGGATACCCAGCGCCCATTCCGCGTCCGTTGCGCCGTAACAGCCTCGGTGCGCTTTCAGGGCGGGCAGGTTCTTCCAGTGGAGAATGGGAGCGAAGTCATACGGCCATTGCACCGGAGGCTTGTTCGGGTCTGGCAGCCACTTGCCCCCCGTTGACTTGTCCAGGATAAAATGTTCAACGATCCAGGAACCAACTGCGTTCTGTGGATCTTCAAAATCATTCGGCTGCGCCTTGCGCGTCACCTCTTTGTAGGAGCGGTCGCCTATGGTAAATTCGATGTTGTAAACTTCCGGCTCGTCCACATCAAACGGATCAGGGATAACGGTCGTAATCTCAGGGTCAAGCGCAACCAGGCGCGGGCAAACTGCGCCCGTGATGCGGTTCGTGATTCCGTCCGGTACGATCTTCACAAACGGCGTGCCATATACCCCGCCATTGAGAGCCAGTTGGTAGAGAAGCTGCTCCTGGTTGTTCGTGTCCCAAATCTGCTCTAAGTATTCAGCCTGCTTGTCGTGACCTTCGGGCAAGTGAAACTCAATACCGCCATTGAACAGCCTGCTCACTCCGCGCGCGATTGCCAGCCCCACGTAGTTCATTGCCAGGTTGTCGTTATACTGCCCTGGTTTCAATTTCAGCTGTTCGGGATGGTCTCCAGTGTAATAATCGCGTTCCATGTGACTGCGCTCTTTGCGCCTGTCAGTCATATAGCCAGCGATGGAACGCCCTAAAGAATCGAGTATTTTGTCATAAAATGCCATTGTCACATCCAGTCTTCTATCGTTCCGCTCGCGGACGGTCTGCCCAGTAACTCAGTCATTGCCCACACTTTTGCGTCAAGTCTGTTTGGTGAATCGTCTCCCGGCATCCACATACACAGTTCGTCCTCTAATTCAGGAAAATAACCAACGTGATGGTCTCTCCCCTGCTCTGCTATCGCTGCGATTGGCTCCGCTCTTGTTACCTTGCCCCGTGACGCCCAAACAAGTTTTACTTTCGCGTTCTTGTCCACCTGCTTGATAACGGCTTCGACCATCTCCCCGCCGTTGTTTTTCTCTGCTACGATGCAGTCCGCTTTGTGACGGTGATAGGCCGTTACCGCTGCTGTTGCCCATTCATGCGGGCTCCCCTGCCGGCTGTCATCTGATAATGTGTAAAATTGTTCGTGTGCAAGTCCAACCGTGATAATTCCTGCCTCATCTCCCGTGCTGGATGCTGTTGGATCTACACCCACCACGATTCTTACCAAATCAGGGTGATTGACCACACGGCTATCGTCAATCTTGTCCCTCTTCCATAACGCGCCTGGATTATCTGTGAGGAGCTTCGCTTCAAGTTCCTGCAATCCCAAACGTGTGCCTTCGTACTTCGTGATTACTTTGTCAAAGAACCCTTGTGCCAGGTTCGCTTTGTTCTCGTACGTTGTGCCAGTGGTTACGATGTTCTTCTTGTCGTTGACAAGTTCAAGGATCAGCTTCGTTGGCTTTGGAGTTGTGGTTACAACCCCCTGCGGTCTTTCCCCCAACCGCAGCCCCATCATGGCTTGATCCCAACTCTCTGGATACCGCCAGGATGCGACCTCATCCGCCCACAACTTCATGTGCTGCTTGCCTCGTAACCGCTCCGGCTCATCCGCTGTGAATATCAGGCTCACCGCGCCATTGGGCCAATCAAGCCGTCTCTCAGACTTCTTGTAAACCGGGCGCTCGTTGTTTGGGCAAATCGCGAGTATCCCGCTCTCGCCCTCGATCATGATGTCCCGCGCGTCATCCGCTGTTGCACCTATCAGGTTGACGTAACGATTGGAGCGTACCCACTCCCTAACCGTTTCCGCTCCCGTCCTTGTCTTGCCAAACCCGCGCCCTGCGAGTATCAGCCAGATAAAGAAGTTGGATTCGGGTAGCAGCTGCTTATCACGCGCCCAGAATGACCAATCGTATTTGAGGTGTAAAAGTTCAGCGTCTGTCAGCTTTGCGAGAAAATCATTCCTCGCTTGTATCGACTGCGATTCCAGCCAGCTTGCGCTGTATTTCCGCTCTGAGGTCGTTGACATTGACATTCACCGTACCGTTTATCTCCGGTGCAAGCCTGGGGATCACGCGATCTAAAAGGCTGTTAGAAGCTGCGAGTCTCAACCTGGCGTCTCTATCTTTCAGGCTGTTGACAAGCACGCCCGCCGCGTCCTCGACTGCATCATTCAAAATATTTGAAGCAATAACCGCTTTTGCGTCCGCCCTTCGCAACCTGTCAGCAAAGATATTCAGTTGCGCTTGTCGCTCCGAAGTGAGCGAATACCACCATTCTTTACTGAGTCCGGCTTTTTCCGCTGATTTCAGGTTAGAGAATAAGTGACGCCTGGCCATGACATAGGAAAGTTCCTTGTCTGCCAACTGCGCTAATATCTCTTGAACCTCACTGTTTTCTTCCATTTTTGTTCGTTTTTATTCGCTTTTTTTCGCTAATCTTCTTGTACAGCCACAATGCGTATCATCTTCCCTTGCCAGTCAATAAACCGCTTTGCCTGTTCCTTGCAGGATTCTGGAAGATTGAGAACCACATTAACGCTAAAATCCGCCATAGTCTTCACCTGGCGAACCTCTGCGCTTGCCTCTATTGCAATTTGCTCCAACTATCCTTCACCCTCAATGCACTCCCCATCGTCGCGCATCTGCTTTGCGACCAGCACGTCCTTCGTCTGCGGAGTGATGGAATACGTCGCCTGGTTGGAAATGATCGCGGTGATGACAATGAACACGAAGCTGACGATACCGCTCTTGTCGCATTGGATATTCGTGGCCAGGATGCCATTACAGCCCAACACGAACACCGCGCCGGAGATAACGAGTATCAGTCCCAGCATGATGAGCTGCTTTGTCTCGGAGACGAGTCCGGCGTACCACACGCGCAGACCGGGGATGTAGCTGAACAGCAGGGATAGCACGACACCGGACACGCCAACTAACATTTCAGGGGTTACGGTCATTTATTGCTCCTATTTGACATATTTTTCAGAATAAGGAACTTCACGCTTATTCGCACACCGTTCCTCATAACGCTCGTGCTGGGTAGCACACATCCAGTCACGAAGCCAGGCGGGCCATTCCGCCCATTTGCGGCCATAAATCGTATAGCACTCGTCGCATAGGTCACGCTTTCCGGCAATACGTTTTCCGCAAATACAATTTCGTTGCACATTGGCCTCTATTAAGACAAGGTGTAAAATAGCGCACATTTTACAACCACGACTTTCATCATTTTTGAAATTGCCTGCTGAGATACCCCGAATTTGCGCGCGATCTCCGCCTGGGAATATCCGCGCAAGTAAAGTAGCACCGCTCTCCGTTGCTGAGGCGGAAGGCGGTCTAACACTTGCTCCATATCGATGCGGTTGTCGATTTCGTCCGTTGGCCTATTCATTCGCCTCCGATGAAGAACAATATCGTTATCGCCAGCACCACCAGGAACGCGAGGATAAGCAGTGCGAGCAGGAAGTATACGGCGGCTATACTCATTTCACCTCCAGTGGCACGGCTATCTGCGGTGTATCGTACACGCCTTTGATAACGCACGGATACCCGCCTTTGCATTGCAGGATGATGCCCGGTGGGAACACGCCCTGCCTCGCCATCTCCCGCGCCTGCTCCATGTCAAAGTGAGCGCCAATTCGGAAGTCGCCATAATCGTCAGGGAGTATGCCCTCGTGCGGTTGATACCCCACCACGAACACGGGTAGTTTCTCCGCCATCACCACCTCCTGTACACAATGTCACCGCCTCGTGGCTGCGCGCCGTAATCGTGCAGGATCATGCGCACAGTGCTGGCGCAAAGACGCCAGTAGTCCGCGATCTCCTCCGGCGTCTGCCCCTGCTGGTAGGACGCGACAATCTGCTTATTGCGCTCGCCGTACCAGGGATTACACTTTTTCGGGGAGTAGGTCATCGGTATTCCTCGAATTTCATTGACCGCCATAGCCAGCGGTTTGCCCAGCGTGCCATTTGTTGTAGTTTATGTTCCGTCCAATCAAATTTGACCATAGGTTTTTTCTCCAAAGTATTTAATGCCATGACTGGTTGCACGTGCGGTTCGCAACCCCACTCAATCACGCGGTTTATTCTGTACAGGCAATTCTCCATCGGCTCATTCCCGATCAGGACATAGACCCTCTTGGATGATGCCGGTTCGCCTTTCAGAATTTCAGTCATACGCTTCACGTACCGTTCCTCTACCATCTCATCAAACGCGAAACGCCATGCACCTTTATTTATTTTCTTCCAACGGTTGTAGGTTTCCTCAAAAAATGAAGTTGGTTCAAACCCACTGTTTGCGTCCAGAAGTGGCACGCCATAATCAAGGTATTTCTGTATGATGTAATCCTGATAATCTTCCGGCAGGGCTGAAAGGTTGTTATCACATAGGATCGGACGCGGCGTAAAATCTGGCAGTAAAGTAAAATCGCGTCCCTCAATATTCGGAACGGTGCAGAAGTAGCATCCAATCGGGCAACCTTCACTTGCCTTCGTAGCCTGCGGATTGTGGTGAGGTAGTGCGTCCACCGCGCCGCCATAATCAGCCACACCATTGAAATAATCCTTGTGGTAGAACGCGCCGCCACCACCGACCCTGACGCTTTTACCGGAAGATTTATGCCAAACGGCACGCTGATAAGCTTCTGGAAGTTTCCAAGAGAACGCAACGGAGATAAACGCCGTATCATTCTCGACCCATTCAGCGATACCGCCTGACCAACTCATTATTTATTCTTCCGAAACAGGACGCAGAATATAGTATCCAGAACCCAACCAAAACATACCAGCCCAACGCCTATCGCCATCAAGGCAAACAAAACCTCAAACTGGTCTGTGTGGGTAAACCAATATTCGATATTTGCAACCAATTCGCTCATCGCATCGCCTCGCTCATTGGAGTAATCCTGTCAAATGGTTATTTACCGCACAAATTTGAAACTCATAAAGATAGATGGTTTTCATTTCGCCATCCACGAAGTATGCGGTTTGATATTGCCGTCCTGTATCTCCGTAATATAGTCCAACGACAAAACCGGAAATATCAATATCTTTAATTTTTACCTTGTCGCCTATTGAATAATTAAAATCAACACACTGATTCATCTCCCCGCCTCGCTCATCCTGATAATCATGTCCACCGCCCTGCCCTCGTTCACGTCCTCGGCGGTGAATTGCAGGTATCGCCAGCCGTGAAGCTGGGAGAGATTACACTTGTTGTAGTCGCGAATGAGTCCAGACGGGGAGTTGTGACCGGAGCGGCGCATGTAAATCCCGCCTTGCACCTCCACGAATATCCGCA